CTACGAAAAAAGAAATGGCGAGAGATACGAAGAAGCAGGGCAAAAAAACAAAAAGAACCGGCAAGAAGAACTGGATTCTGACATATTACCAAAAAGTTAAAGATGGATCCATTGAAGTCGGGAGCTGGATTACGTTGATCCTTGAATATATTGTGAACGGCCTTCATGAAAAGCAATTCTTTTATGACCAGAAGAAAGCAAATGTTGCTGTTGAGTGGATAGAAGAACATTGCTTCCACACAGAAGGACCTCTTGCACCTCAGCCGCTCAAATTGGAGCTCTGGGAAAAAGCTTTCATCGCTGCGATCTATGGGATCGTTGATGACAAAGGATTCAGGCAATTCCGCGAGGTGCTTCTTGTCGTAGCAAGGAAAAACGGCAAATCACTGTTGGCGGCAGCTATTGCAAAGTATGAATGGTGGCTCGGAGGCTACGGGGCGAAGATCTTCAATATAGCTCCGAAGCTCGAGCAGGCCGATATCATTTACAATAATATCTGGCAGATGACTCTTCTTGATCCTGAATATCAGGCATTGAAAGAAGAGGTCAGCGAAAAAGACATGCATAACAAGAGCGTGAAAGACACTTCCGTCTTACCGCGTCATAGGATGGCCGATCTTTTTATACCGTCTCAGAACGCGACTGTGAAGAAGATCGCTTTTTCCGCAAAGAAGTCTGATGGATTTAATCCGAGCTTTTGTATATGCGACGAGGTTGCGGCGTGGGATGGAGACTCAGGACTTAAGCAATACGAAGTTATGAAGTCCGGAATGGGTGCAAGACCCGAAGCCATTCTCTTATCCTGTTCGACAGCTGGTTATATAAACGATGGCATATATGACGAACTGTTGAAACGTGCAACAAGGTTTTTACTGGGCGACAGCAAAGAAAAGAAGCTGTTGCCCTTTTTATATATGATCGACGATATTGAGAAATGGAATGACATCAACGAGCTTCAGAAGTCAAATCCAAATCTTAACGTATCAGTCTCCGTCGATTATCTCCTTGAAGAGATCGCTGTTGCAGAGGGTTCACTTTCCAAGAAAGCGGAATTTATAACCAAGTATTGCAACTTAAAGCAGAACAGCTCTCTTGCTTGGTTATCGACTCAGACTGTTGAAAAGATGTGCGGGGCTCCTTTAAACATTGAGGAGTTCCGCTCTTCTTATTGTGTAGCCGGTATCGACTTATCTCAAACGACTGACTTAACAGCTGCGATCGTGATCATCGAAAAAGGCGGAGAGTTTTATGTGTTTGCAAAATTCTGGCTCCCGGCTGAGAAGATCGATGAAGCGATCGCCAGAGACGGAGTTCCTTACAATATTTATCTTCAGCGCGGGATCCTCGAATTATCCGGAGATAACTACGTTGATTATAAGGATTGTTATAACTGGCTCACGGAGCTCGTCGAGAAATATGAGATTCTTCCCTTGATGACCGGCTATGATAGATATTCCGCTCAATATCTAATCCAAGATCTTGAGAGATACGGCTTCAGAACTGATGACGTATTCCAGGGCGACAATCTCTGGGGAGTGCTTCAGGAGATGGAGGGGCTTTTCAAAGATGGGAAGGTTCATATTGGCGACAATGATCTTTTGAAGATCCATCTTCTTAATAGCGCCATAAAGATGAACACTGAACGAGGCCGCGGAAAACTTGTGAAGATTAATCCAACGGATCACATCGATGGCACAGCAGCCATGGCTGACGCTTTTTGCGTTAGACAAAAATGGTACAACGAGATCGGCGACAGATTACTTAATGAGGTTTAAAAAATGGGCTTATTTGATATCTTTTTGAAAAACAGACCAAAGATCAAGACGGAAAACATCAAGGCGTTTAAGATGCTCAACGGTTATGAGCCAAAATTCACAACATGGGGCGGAGAACTCTATGAGAGTGAGCTTGTAAGATCGGCGATAAACGCAAGGGCGACTCATATAAGCAAATTAAAAGTTAATATCTTAGGATCAGCAAAGCCCGCGCTTCAGAACAAGCTTCTTAAAGGTCCTAATTCATTTCAGACTTGGTCACAGTTCATGTATAGAACGTCGACGATCTTGGATATTCATAACACAGCTTTCATCGTTCCGATCTTTGATAATTACAGCGCAGTGAGCGGAATCTTTTGTCCGCTTCCGCAAAAGACAGAGATCGTTTTGTATAACAATAAGCCATATCTTAGATATGAATTTAACTGGGGCGAGAAAGCGGCGATTGAGCTTGAAGATTGCGGAATCCTCACCAAATTCCAATATAAAAGTGATTTCTTTGGAGAGAGCAATCATGCACTCTTCCCGACGATGGATCTTATTCACATCCAGAATCAGGGAATCACTGAAGGAGTTAAGTCCGCAGCCACTTATCGCTTCTATGCTCAGGTAAATAATTTCTCAAAGACCGAGGATCTTGCGAATGAAAGAAAACGATTCTCGGAAGAGAACTTCAGCAAGGAAGCGGAGGGCGGTGGACTTCTCTTGTTCCCAAACACTTACTCCAATATCAACCAGGTCAAATCACAGCCCTTTGTTGTTGATGCGGATGAGATGAAGCTTATCGAAAAGAACGTATATCAATATTTCATGGTCAATGAGGACATCCTGACAAATAAGGCTTATGGAGATTCATGGAATGCATTCTATGAGGGTGCGATCGAGCCTTTTGCCATTCAGTTCTCGGAAGTTCTTACAAGGATGCTCTTCACATTCAGGGAGCAGGGAAGCGGCAACAGCATCATCTTCACAGCCAACAGAATGATGTATATGTCAAACAATGACAAGCTTCAGGTATCGAGTCAGCTTCTCGACAGAGGAGTAATGAGCATTAACGACATCCGTGAGATCTGGAATCTCCCGCCGGTTGAAGGTGGAGATGTTCGGATAATCCGCGGAGAGTATTATTCGACTGACGAAAGGCTTCAGGAGATTAATCAAGAGGTAGATCAAGAATGAGATATGTCATCATGTGCGGTTGTGATCCAAAAAACGAAAGACCGAAGCAGATGATTATAAAAGATGGTGAGGCGCTTGTTGAGAGAACTATAAGGCTCTTAAGACAGGCGGGTGTGGAAGATATTGCGATATCGTCACGAAATAAGCGATTCGCGAAGTTTGGCGTTCCGATATTGCTCCATGCAAATACCTTTTATGATCAGAGCGTTGAAAGAAGATACTGGGTCGATGGCTTTATACCGACAGACGAGCCGACTTGTTATGTATTCGGCGATGTATTCTTCAGCGATGAGGCCATTCAAAAGATAGTTGATACAGATACGGATGATATTGAATTTTTTGCATCGGCTCCGCCTTTTGCAAGGAATTATCCAAAGAACTACGCCGAGCCCTTTGCTTTCAAGGTAAAGAATCAAAAGCACTTCCGGGAAGCGATACATGAGATCAGGAGGCTTTGCGATGAAGGTGCATTCACAAGGCATCCAATATCTTGGGAGCTCTGGCAAGTCATCAAAGAGACTCGCATAAACTGGATAGATTTTTCAAATTATACAGTAATAAACGACTACTCATGTGATATCGACAATGAAACTCAAATAATGCAATGGAGATAAACGGAGGAATACAGATGAACACTGACAAAATGGAAATAAGGGCCTTTAATTTTGAGGTTAGAGCTGTCAATGATGAGGAGCGCGGGAATTATCTCGAAGGCACTCCGATCGTATATGATAGCTGGACCGATCTTGGATGGTATGACGAGATGATCGACAGAGGTGCCTTGAATGGCGCTGATCTTAGAGATGTAAGATTCTTGGTCAATCATAACACTGATATGATCCCGCTCGCTCGTTCAAGGAACAACAACGCAAACAGCACAATGCAGCTGATGGTTGATCCTGAGATCGGAATGAATATCAGGGTAAATCTTGATACAGAGAACAATTTTGATGCAAGAGCGCTTTATTCTGCTGTTGAGCGTGGAGACATTTCCGGAATGTCTTTCATGTTTAGAGTAGATAGCGATAAATGGGAAGATATTGAGAGCGAACATCCAAGGAGACATATCTTGGCGATCAGCCAGGTCATGGAAGTTTCAGCCGTTACCTTCCCGGCATATGAAGCAACATCCATTCAGGCTCGCGGCCTCGCTGATGCACTGGATAGTGCAAAAGCATCGCTGGATAGCGTAAAGGAAGAGAAGCGCAGAGTGGAAATGCAGAAAAAGAAAATCAAAATCTTATCGGAGGTATAAATCATGGAGATCAAAGAGATGACTATGGAAGAGCTTGAAGCTCGTAAAAATGCCATTGTTTCAGAAGTTGATAATGAGAACGCTGATCTTGACGCTCTTGAAGCCGAGATGAAATCTATCAAGGCAGAGGTTGAGGAAAGAAAAGCAGCCGAAGCACAGAAGGCGGAGATCAGAAAAGCAATTGCTGAAGGCGCCGGCACTGTTGTGAAAGAATTTAAGGAGGAAAGAAAAGAGATGAAAACAAATGAAGAGATCAGAGCTTCAAAGAAATATATCGATGCATTTGCAAGATATCTTGTAAGTGAAGATGACAGCGAGTGCAGAGCGCTCCTGACAACAGATGCATCCGGTGTTGTTCCCGTTCCTACAATCGTAGACGAGATCATCAGAACCGCATGGGATAACGACGACATCCTTTCAAGAGTAAGAAGAACATTCATCCGCGGAAATCTCAATGTTGCATTCGAGCTTTCAGCTGATGGAGCATATGTTCACGATGAAGGCACAACAGCGCCCACAGAGGAGAACCTTACTCTTGGAATCGTTACAATGATCCCTAAGAACATCAAGAAATGGATCCATGTATCTGATGAAGCGATCGCAATGGGCGGAGAGACACTTGTTCGCTACATTTACGACGAGCTCACATATCAGATCGTGAAGAAGCTTGCAGCTCTTGTTGTTGATGATGTAAAGAATGCGCCCACAAGTGCAACATCTTCAGCAGCTTCAGTTGCAAAGATCACAGAAGCTCCTTCAGTAACAACATTTGCAAACGCTTTTGCAAATCTTTCAGATGAGGCAGCAAATCCTGTTATCATCATGAATAAGCTTACATATGCAAACTTTGTTGCTGCACAGGCAGCAGGCAACTTTGCTTTTGATCCCTTCAGAGGCTTCCCTGTTGCATTCTCAAGCGAATATCCCGCATATGATAGCGCAGCAGCTAATGCGGTTTACGCATCAATCGGAGATCTTCGCGGTGTTCAGGTCAATTATCCTGAAGGCGATGGAATCGTTATCAAATATGATGACCTTTCAGAAGCAGAAGAAGATATGGTTAAGATCGTAGGCCGCCAGTATGCAGCTCACGCATTGACAGCATGCGGAAGATTCTGCAACATTGCAAAGCCTTCATCAACAACCTGATGAAAGTAAGACTTTTAAGAGATGCAAGGATAATTCATAAGGCTGGGGAGATCATAGATGTCTCCCCGGCTGAATTTAATTTCCTTGTGTCAGTTGGTTCCGCTGTTGAGGTAGCTGTCAAAATGCCTGACAAGATGGAAACCGCAGAAAAGATTGAGAAGGCTGATATCACAAAAAAACCCGAAAAAGTAACGGAGAAAAAGAGTAAAAAGAAATGAAGTTGATGATTGCTATTCCCACATATGACTATATGCATTTCCAATTTGTTCAATGCCTCACGAAACTGATCAGAAGGCTTGACGAGGACGGAATTGATTTTGAAGTCATATACCAGGGCGGAACCCTTGTCTATGTAGGCAGGGATAAGCTTGCAAAGATGGCGATTGATCAAGGATTTACACATATTCTCTGGCTCGATTCCGACATGATCTTTAACGAGGATCTTCTGGAAAATCTTATGCTTTCCGGAAAACCTTTTGTGACAGGAATCGCACACGCAAGAAGAGCTCCACATGTAAGCTGCATCTTTAAAGAGATATGGCCGGCTGTCGATAGATGGGAAGGTCATGATTATCCTAACGGAACCTTTAAGATCGGCGGATGTGGATTCGCTTGCGTTCTCATGGAAACGAAAGTTGCCGAGAAGGTATACACCATAAACGGAACTGCTTTCTTCCCGATGAAGGAGCTGGGAGAAGATCTTGCCTTTTGTAAAAGAGCAAGAGATGCCGGGATTGAATTATGGGCGGAGCCCAGAGTTTGGCTCGGTCACATTGGTCACATCACTGTATATCCTGAATATGAGGATTTATATGCAAATAGCATCATTGGCTTTAATGAGGTGAAAAAATGCTAACGAAAGTAAAACTTGCGCTCAGAATAACAACAGAATCATTCGACTCAGAGCTCTCAGATCTTATCGAAGCGGCAAAGATTGATCTTGGGATTGCCGGCGTAGATCTTCCGGTCACGACCGACAACGCTTTTGATGCGATCATTACCAGGGCGATAATAACATATTGCAAGATCCATTTTGGAGAGCCGGACGAGTATGACCGATTAAAGGCAAGTTACGACGAGCAAAAAGCGCAGCTTTCAATGGCGACGGGGTACACAACATGGATAGAAGCACAACAATAGATCTCATCAGTATAACGAAAACGCAGGACGCTTTTGGCGTTTGGAGACAATCTGAGAGTAAAAAGACTGTGTATGCCCAAGTTGACTCCGTTTCTATGTCTGAATTTTTTGAGGGCGGTCGAAACGGTTTAAACCCTGAACTTAAATTCACCGTGTTTTTTGGAGACTACAACGATGAGCCGATTGTGGTTTTCAATAATAATCGCTATTCGGTTTATAGAACTTATCACAGAAGGACCGACGAGGTGGAGCTTTATGTTGAGCGTAAAGGCGGCACAGTAACAGCTCCGACAACTACGGAGTGAGGTGATTTCTTTGAGCACAGCAAATTCAAGAATAAATCTCAAAGATGGGCTTGAAAGCGCAATAAGGCAATGCTTAGAAGAATATAGCGATGAGGTTATCCAAGTAACTGAGAAGGTTGTTCAAGAAGTTGCAAAGGAAGCTGCTCAGAAGCTAAGAAAAGAATCTCCGAGATCTCAGAGCGCGACTGAACACAGATATTCAAAAGGATGGACATATACGCTTGATAAAAAGCGATATAAGACCGGAGCCACTGTTTACGGCAAAAAGGGAACCTATAACCTTGCGCATCTTTTGGAGTTTGGTCATGTACTGCGAAGCGGAGGGCGACAAGTAGGAGAAACGAGAGCCATTGTTCACATCAAGACCGTTGAAGAATGGGCGATCAAGGAATTCGAGAACAGACTTAAGAAAAATCTTAACAGGGGGTAAAAATGACTCATAAAGAAATAGCGACGATGGTTGCATCCATCGGATATCCATATGCTTATTTTCAATTCCCTGAAGGAACGGCACAGCCTTGTCCTTATGTCGTGTTCTTTTTTGTTGAGACAGATGATCTTTATGCAGATGAGAGCAACTACCAGAGAATAGAAAGAATCAACGTCGAGCTTTACACAGACGAAAAAGATTTCAGTGCGGAGGCCGCTGTTGAAAGTGTACTTTCATCAAACGGCCTTACTTACTACAAAGAAGAGAATTATATTGAATCAGAGAAAATGTGGCAAATAGCTTATGAAATGGAGGTATTGATTAATGGCTAATAAAGTAAAATACGGCTTAAAAAATGTATATTACAGTGTAGCCACGATTGACGCTACAACAAACACAGCAACCTATGCAACTCCCGTTGCATGGCCCGGAGCTGTCAACCTTTCGCTTGACGCTGAAGGTGAGACAACCAAATTCAGAGCCGACAATATCGACTACTGGATCGGTCAGTCAAATAATGGATATTCAGGAGATTTTGAGTCCGCTCTTATCCCTGACTCATTCAGAAAGGACGTGCTCGGCGATATCTTAGACGACAACGGAGTGCTTGTCGAGGATGCCGGAGCAAAGACCGTCAACTTCGCACTTCTCTTCCAGTTTGAGGGAGATGCAAATGCGACAAGACATGTATTGTATAACTGCTCTGCAACAAGGCCCTCTGTTTCCGGTGCAACAACCGAGGAAGAGATCGAGCCTCAGACAGAGACTCTTGAGATCACAGCTGTGGCAATTCACAACGCTTCTCTTGATGCAGACGTTATCAAGGCACGTTGCAATGAGACAGATACGCCTTATACAAACTGGTTCTCGGCAGTTTATCAGCCTTCAGGCACGCCTGTGATCACAACTTAACAAATGGAGGGAGTAACATGTACAAAGAGATAAAAATCGGTGATATCACCATTCCTATGCTTGCCAACGGAGCAACACCAATAAGATACAAGATGATCTTTGGAAAAGATCTTATTTCAGAGTTTAACGAAGCTCAAAAAGATGCGGTCAAAGCCATGGACAGCCTTCCCGAGCTTGCCTTTATTATGGCGAAGGCAGCTGAAGCAAAAGAAGGCAAAGCTGATCTTAATTGCTTAAATCAGGATATATATGTGACATGGCTTGAGCAGTTTGGACCGATGGACATCCTTAACGCTTCCGATCAGATCGTAAACCTATATACGGGAAACATGGAGACTCGATCGGAACCTAAAAAAAAAGAAAAGAAAAACTGAAAGAGAATTAAATACACCGTTGTATATCTTAAGATGCATCCAGGGCGGACTTCGGTTGTCTGACCTGGATGTTCTTGATTATGGAGTTATCATTGATATTTTAACGGAATTGGACAACGACAGTTTTAAATATAAAGAAGTAGCTTCACAAGCCGATTTTGATAGATTTTAGGAGTAGCATATGGCAGCTGGCAGAATCAAAGGTATAACGATCGAAATAGATGGCGATAGCACCAAACTCGTCAAAGCGCTCTCCAACGTTGACAAGGCGATCAACAAAACACAGCAGAATTTGAGAGATATCGACAAGGCTCTTAAATTTAATCCGGGGAACACTGATCTTTTAAAAGATAAGCAAGTCGAGCTTGCAAATGCGATCGAAAACACCAAAAAGAAACTTGATACTGAAAAAGAAGCTCTTGCGCAGATGAAGAACACAGAAGGCTTCGATGCCAATTCTGAAGCTGCGCGAAATCTTCAGATCCAGATCGACCTTGACACTCAAGCACTCAGGGATCTTGAAGCGCAGGCAAGACAATCTTCTTCGGTTCTTGGAACACAGATGCAGCTTGCAGGCCAAGAGATCGAAAAAGTCGGCAATAAGATCAAAGGCGTAGGTGATAAGCTTGCCGGAATCGGTTCAAGTCTTACCGCAAAAGTAACAATGCCGATCGTGGGAGCTTTTGGCGCTTCTTTTAAGGCAGCAGTTGATTGGGAAACCGCTCTCACGGGCGTTCAAAAGACAGTAAACGCCACAGATGAAGAATATGCTCAACTTGCAAAGAACATCCAAAAGATGGCAACGGAGACAGCTTCTTCCAAGGAAGAGATCGCCGGAGTCATGGAGATATCAGGACAGCTCGGTGTTGAAGGCGTTGAAAATCTGACAAACTTCACCGAGACAATGATCATGCTCGGTGACACGACCAATCTGACAGCTGAAGAAGCTGCGACGAACCTCGCCAGATTTATGAATATCACGGGCGAGGAAACTGAAAACGTTGACAAGATAGGCTCCTCGATCGTTGAGCTTGGTAATAATTTCGCAACATCAGAATCCGAGATTGTTCAGATGGCCACACGTATGGCTTCAGCGGGAACCATTGCAGGATTGACATCAACGGATATCCTTGGACTTGCAACAGCCATGAGCTCGGTAGGCATACAAGCCGAAGCGGGCGGCACAGCGATGGCCCAGACACTTAAAACGATCTCTCAGTCCATAGCTGATTTTGAAAATGGTTCAACGGAAAACCTTGAATCGATCGCTAATATTGCGAACATGTCAGCCGAGGAATTTGCAAAAACATGGCAGAATGAACCGATGAAAGCTCTAGAAGCATTTATCGTCGGTTTAGGCTCTTTGGATGAAAAAGGAGAGAATGCGCTTCTTGTCCTTGACGAGCTCGGCCTTGGCGGAATCCGTCAGAGCAATATGCTCCAATCTCTTGCACTTGCTTCCGGACTCTTAGGAGATGCGGTTGATACATCTTCGAGAGCATACGAAGAAAACAATGCACTTGCTGCGGAAGCAGAGAAAAGATATGGCACAATGGCGGCCAAAATGAGCCAGCTAAAAGAACGCTTCAAAGATGTAGGAATAAGCATCGGAGAGATCCTGATGCCATATGTTGAGAAGCTTATGACAAAGATCGAGGGGCTTATTGAGAAATGGAACAGCCTCGATGAAGATCAGAAAAAAACGATCATAAAATTTGCAGCGATAGCCGCTGCGATCGGACCGGTTCTTTTGGTAATAGGAAAGCTCACATCAGGGATCGGAAGCACTGTGAGCGTATTTGGTAAAGCAGTCAAAGGAATAGGCTCATTTATATCAAGTGCGGGCGGAATCTCCGGCGTTCTTAGCGCGATAGCAAGCCCCGTCGGCATTGTTATAGCTGCGATCGCTGCCTTAACGGCTGCATTTATATATCTTTATAACACAAACGAAGATTTTAGAAATGCGGTCCAGAATGCCTTTGCGAATATGAGCCCGGCGATCGAGAAAGTTAAGGAAGCACTTTCAAAACTTGGTCAGGCTTTTGGGGATCTGATGACAACGCTTGAGCCCGTATTTGAAGCAATCTTCATGCTCATTGCCGGAGTAGCTTCCGGAATAGCTAACGCAGCAGGCCCGATCATTGACGTGATCACCAACATCATCGAGTTTATTAGCAACATAATCCATGCATTCATCGCATTGCTTCAGGGCGATCTTGAAGGAGCAGCAAATTATTTCCTTGCAGCCATTCAAAACTGGCTCAATGGAATGCTTGCATTTATACAGGCTCATATTGCATATGTTACGGGCTTCTTTAGCGCCTTTGGAATAAATCTTGAAGAGATATTCAGAAATATATGGACCGGAATCCAGCTTATCGTGCTTAACGCGATCAATGCGATAAAAACAACGATATTCACGATATGGAATGCGATCAAGACATGGATAACAACAACACTTACAAATATAAAGCTCAAGTTTGAAGAGATCTTCGACAAGATCAAGACAGGAGTCAAGGAACGAATCGACGCTGTTAAGAGCACGATCGTCAACGGCATAGAGGCAGCAGTTGATTATATCAGAGAGCTTCCCGGAAAGTTCTATAACTGGGGCAAGGAAATGATCCAGAATCTCATTGATGGAATCCAGAAGAAGATCGATGCGCTTAGAACAAAGATCTCAGAGGTTGCGGGATTGATCTCAAGTTATATCCATTTCTCAGAGCCGGATGTGGGTCCTCTTTCGGATTTCCACACATACATGCCTGACATGATGGATATGATCGCAAATGGAATCAGCCAGGGGATCCCGAAGGTTGCGGAAGCAATGAACGGACTTGCTCAGACGATGGTTCCGCAGGCAGGCGGACAGATGTTGTCAGGACCTACAACAAACACATTCAATATAAATATCTACGGCGCTCAGGGTCAGGATATCGGTGAGCTTGCCGATGTGATCGAGCAGAGGATCACAAATAACATAGTAAGGAGAGGAGTTGCATTCGGATGAGGCACTATCTAACTTTTAACGGTAGAAGCACTTTTGACTTTGGAATATTCATCTCAGGCGAAAGCACATACTCAGCTCCTGAGAGAAATGTAACAACGCAGGAGGTTGCCGGAAGAAACGGCAATCTCCTTTTTGATCTGGGAAACTTCAAAAATATAACCGTTAAATATCCGGCTTATATTACAGAAAATCTTCCCTCCAAAATCAGAGATTTTTTAAACTTTGCCGGATCCCAGATCGGTTATCAGAGACTTGAAGATTCATATCATCCCTATGAGTTTAGAATGGGAAGGTTTAAATCAAATCCGAACATCGAAACACGCGGATATATGAACAGGTCAGGCAAATTCACGCTCGAATTTGATTGTAAGCCGCAGCGCTTTTTGAAAAGCGGAGAGGAAACGATCGAGATCTTAACGTTAGGAGCGGTATTCAATCGGACGGAGTTTGCTTCAAAGCCAATGCTTAGAGTATATGGTACAGGAGCCGGAACAGTAGGGATTGGCTCAGAAACTATAACGATAAGCTCAATAAGCACATATGTGGACATTGATTGCGAGATCATGGATGCATATAAGGGAGCTACGAATTGCAATAAGGACGTTTCATTCACAGGTGAGATCACATTGAATCCCGGAACAACTAACGTTGCATTGACGGGGAATCTTACCAAGATAGAAATTACGCCGAGGTGGTTTATCATATGATTCCTATACTTTACGAAGGAACTGAATCAACATTCACATCAAACGGCCTCGGAAGGCTGTCTGATGCGGTCAGCTGCAAGGTCACAGAAGAGAGGAATGGCATCTATGAGCTTGAGATGACTTACCCGATCACCGGGATCCATTTCTCAGATATTCAGGAAGGAAGGATCATTCTTGCGCAGCCTCATGACGGAGGGCTTACGGAACCATTTGATATTTATAGGATCGAAAAACCTATAAACGGCATCTGTACCATAAAAGCGGAACATATATCTTACAGGCTTAACGGGATCACAGTCATGCCTTTCACGGCCGGAACGATTCAGGAGCTTTTTTCAACGATTCCGAGCAAATCGGCGACAACGAATCCTTTTTCATTTACAACAGATCTCACAAGTACAGTTGGATATACTGTTGCGGTTCCGACAGCTATAAGGGAAATGCTCGGAGGATATTCCGATTCTGTTCTTGACGTATATGGAACGGGAGATCTTGAGTTCTCGCGTTTTAACGTCATCTTGCATCAGAATAGGGGATCCGATAACGGCGTAACGCTCCGATATGGAAAGAATATAACGGATATAAAAGACGTTATCGATATGACAGAGGTTTACACCGGAATAGTTCCGTTTTGGACAGATGGCGATTCGGTCATGACGCTTCCTGAAAAGGCGATAATGTCAGCGCATGCAAGTGATTATCCGTTTTATATCGTTAAGCCTGTTGACCTATCGGGAGACTTTGCGGAAGCTCCTACGGAGTCAGATCTTAGAAGTGCGGCAAATGCTTACATTTCATCCAATGAAGGCTGGAAGCTTAACAATAACATCACCGTTTCTTTTGTGGCTTTATGGAACACGGAAGAATACAAGCACATAGCATCGCTTGAAAGAGTGAAGATGTGCGATGTGGTCCATGTCTTATATGAACCTTTAGGAATAGACTTCACGACAAAGGTTGTAAGAACTGACTACAACGTTCTTCAGGAAAGATATAACGCGATAACACTGGGAGATACTTATTACAGCCTTAACAATTATTTTGACGGAGAGATCAACAACGCGGAGCAAGAACAGACTACTCACATGGAGAAAGCGATCGCCAGAGCAACAAAGCTCATCCAGGGCGGGCTCGGCGGTCATGTTGTTTTTAATACAAACGCGGACGGTGAGCCGCAAGAGATCCTTATCATGGACACTGACGACATCTCCACGGCGGTCAATGTCATCCGTATGAATCTTAACGGCATCGGCTTCTCAACGTCAGGATATAACGGACCTTTTACAACGGCGTGGACAATAGATGGGCATTTTGTAGCCGACTTCATTGATACCGGAACACTTAACGCCAACATAATAAAAGCCGGTGTTCTTCAGGATGAAAATGCAAACACGACTTTTAATCTGGCAACGGGAGCTCTCTCGTCGAAGAATCTGACGATCACTTCCACATATTTTACACTTGCGAATGATGGAAAGATCACATCGATCACATCGGACGGAAGAAAGCTCGTTCTTGATAAAGGAACCATCACGGGCTATAAGACCGATGGAACACAGTCGGCAGCTCTTGAGATCGGCAACGGGTATTTTAACATTGTCGGAAAGCTCGCGCTCAATGGAGTCGTTGGCGTGAGCGGAGCTACTTCGTTCGTTAAAAGCATAAGCTACGACAGCGCTTCCCTTGGTCATATATTAACAGGATATACTGGCGGATCAAAGAATATTGTGACAGATGCCTCATTATCTAGCAGTACAGGATACAATAATGTGCAATTTTCTGTCTCCGGAAATGTACCATCTGGAGGCGGATATGTAACACTTAATGGATCTGCTTACATTCCCGATTCACAATATTCATTAAGCAAATCCACCGATAGAATAGATTATGCGTTCAATCTTATGCAACAAGATATTTCATACTCAAAAGCAGTCTCGGCAAGTAACGGAGCGATCAACTCCGCTGACGGTTTAATTCAATCAATCTCTTAAGGAGGGAGCACATGTACAAGGAAACCAAATCGAAAATATTAACAGGAACGATTCAGCTTGAAAGCACAACAGCGGTGAGCATGTATGCGCAGAAGTCAGAAGAAGGAACGGTCCAGATGAATATCAACATCCAGTCACCTACATTATACGAAGCATACAAAGAGGAATGCGACGAGAATATACAGACATTTAAGGCTCATGTGGAGGATCTTTGATGGAGAAGATATCGTCAACGGTTCCCATGACAATAATATGCTCAAAGGCCACGGAGGACATCAAAAAGACGCTCATAGAAGTGCAAAAAGAGCATGATCTTCCCGCCGATCTTATGTGCATGATCCTTCGGGATGTGAGCGCATATTTTGAACGCGAGAGGGCCAATGATTACACGAATGCGATCGTTCAACAGATGGCTTCGATCGAGGAGCTAAAGAAAGAAAACGAGGCACTAAAGCAAACAAGTCAACTCTTTGATAGTTTGGAGGGCTCAAATGATAACACAATCGATCAATCTTAATCTAATCCCCGGACAAGTGCTTCCGCGGGTAAATGTCAGCCAGTACGATTCCGGAACAAGGACTCTTCACATGGCTATCTATAACGGCAATCAGGCTTTCAGTGTGCCGAGCGGAGTGACGGGAGTTGTTCAGGGAACAAAACCCGATAGAATGGGCTTTCAATATGCGGCAACAGTTACAGCCGGATCCAATATCGCCGAGATCGACATCACGCAGCAGATGACAGCGGTGAGCGGTGAAGTTCCTTGTGAGCTCGTTCTTTCCCAGGGCGATGACAGGATCGCGACCGTCAACTTCATCATCTTTGTTGAGCCCGCGGCGCTTGCTGATGACACGATCATATCTGAGACAGAGCTTCCTTTGATAGAAGAGGCAGCAGAGCTTGCCGAGCAGATTCAGGGAATAATCGCCCAGATAGATGCGGACGCGGACAGAGCGGAAGGCTACGCAGTCGGAACAAAAGACGGTCAGCCTGTTCCTTCAACAGATCCCACATACAACAACAACGCCAAGTATTACGCTGACGAGGCAGCAGCTTCAGCTGCAAGTGTTGGAACTCTTGCGGAAGATGCAGAGGCTTGGGCTGTTGGTGAGCGTGGCGGTGTTCCTGTCACAAGCGGCGATCCAACATATCACAATAACTCTGAATATTACGCCGGCACCGCAGGAGATAGCGCGACAGCTGCAAGCAGTAGCGAGTTAAATGCAGCCTCAAGTGAAGAAAATGCAGAGGCTTGGGCTGTTGGTGAGCGCGGTGGAACTCCTGTCTCAAGCGGAGATACAACATATCACAATAACGCGAAATATTACGCCGGAGAAGCAAGCACAAGCGCAACAAATGCCGGAACAAGCGAATCCAATGCTTCCGGAAGCGCAAGCGCAGCTGCTCAGAGCGAAGAAGATGCAGAGGCTTGGGCTGTTGGTGAGCGAAACGGAACCCCGGTTCCTTCGACAGATCCAACATATCACAACAACGCCAAGTATTACGCTCAAACGATCGGAGTGCCGGCGATCTCCACTCTTTCAGATGTAACGCTTACATCCTTGGCAGATGGAGACTTTTTGCAATACAATTCCAATTCATCGAAATGGGAAAACGTAAGCGGAGACAATGCAAAAGTAGATAAGACAGACGTTGCTCCTGTTGAAGAATCATCCACAGCTTCTCAGGGTTATTCCATCGGAGATCAGTTTTACTATAACAATATCCTTTACACTGCGACAGCTGCGATCTCCCAGAACGGAACGATCACTCCGGGAACAAACTGCGATCCTTCAAACGATCTCACGGATCAGATCGAAGCGAAAGATGATAAGCCCGTGGAGCTTGTTCAGACGTTGGCAGCAGGTAGCACACAGGTGACTTTCACAAATGCAGCAATAACGGCAAACTGCAATGTTCAGATAATGACCAATCAGGCTGGTCTCAACTGGACCGCGATAGATGACAGCACACTCGGAACTCTTATCATTACATTCCCGGCACAGAGCAGCCCTGTGAGCGTTAAGTTGATTATAAGGGGGTGAGGTGAATGTTTAGTGAATCTGTAAAAAAAAGCGTTGATTTGATAAATATCCCATATTCAAATTTTGCATGGGATAACGACAATAAAATGTATAAAGCTGACTTGCCAAATATCAATGGCTCGCTTGTCGGTTTTATTATAAAAGCTAATAACGGCGCTGCGGTATTGGGAGCGTTTGTGAATACATCAAATAAAGTTTGTGTTTTTGGAGTGATTCCAAAAACAATGATCAGTATTGATTCATCTTATACGTTTACATGTACCGCAGTAATTAGCTAAAGAAAGGAGCATAATATGGCGTTTTTTCCTAGTTGCAAAATTGGGGGGGGTACAGAAGAAGTAAACCTCGGAATCTCGGGCGTTTCGTGCTATAAAAGCGGCGATGTGATTCAGCTTGTTATAAATAAACAAGTTAGTGAAAGTACAGGAAATAAATGGCTTACGCTTGGAATATTACCACAAGAACTCCGTCCAAAAACTCAGTTAAACGGATGCGGATATGATAACAGCGTATCCAGTTACGAGGCCGCAAAAGTAATTGCATATAGGATTTTGGCATCAGACGGAAGTATATCTTTTTATGTATTTAACGATCATAAGGCGTTCGATTTTAGAGCAGTAGTGACATATTTAATTTAAAGAAAGGAGCTTTATATGCCATATTACGAAAGTATGTTCGGGGGGGGTGATTACTCCACAACCGAGCAAAAGACTGGGCTTAAATGGATAGACGGCAAAGACATATATAGAAAAGTGATTGATTTTGGTGCTTTGCCGAATGCGACATATAAAAATGTACAACATGGAATATCAAATCTTGATACTGTTGTGAGACAATTCGGTTTTACAAATATCAATGGAACAATTTTGCCGATTCCCGCAGCAAATCCAGATCCTCAATATTCTATGACGCTGCAAACGACATCAAGCATTGTCACTGTTATGACGGGAACAAATAGAACATCATACAATGCAACTATAATCTTGGAATAAACAAAATCGAGTTAACGAAAGAGAGGATAAAAGTATGCCATATTTTGAAAGTGGGGGGGTACCATAACCACTCCGAATATAAATCCGATAACTGGGGCAACTGTACGAATAAAAAGAATCGGTCAAATTGTGACTCTTACAGTTGTTTATACACCAACAGCGCAAGGTTTTATCAATTTGGCGACAGACATGCCTAAAACAGCGGTCAATCCATTTTATGCTCTTGGAATAACTTCCGGAGGTGTTCTTGCCGCAAGCTGGATAAATGTTGATGAAACTGGAGTCTTAAAAATATATGCAAATACAGCAGATCTGAACAAACAACTATTATTTTCAATGACATACGTAGCAAAAAATTAAAAAAAGAGAGGAGAACAAAATGACCTATTTCGTTTTAGAGGCAACCACAACAGATCAGGGAACAGCTAAACTTGTAACAGAAAAAGAGACATTAAATGAAGGAATCATGCTCTTTCACCAAGTCATGGCAGCTGCGAGAGCAAATGAAAACGTGATCGAAGCTCTTTGCATCGTAGTAAATAGTAAAGGCGGAATCGAGAAAAATGAACACTATCAGACTTATGAAGAGGAGCCTGAAGTCATAGAAGAATAAGAGGGCAAGAGATGAAAAGATTTATTGAAGCTATGATCAGTTTAATAGGAGCAGCGATCACGACACTTTTTGGAGGATGGAGCACCGGATTGAAAACGTTGATCATATTCATGGTGATAGATTATCTCACTGGGATGATCGTCGCAGCAGTATTCAAAAAATCTCCCAAGAGTGAAGGCGGAGCGTTATCGAGTAAAGTAGGATGGAAGGGTCTTAGCAAAAAAGCAATGACTCTTCTTTTTGTTTTGATCGCTTACAGATTGGATGTCCTGATCGGCACCAACTACATCCGTGACGCTGTTGTGATCGGGTACTGTGTCAATGAAGTGCTTTCAATAACAGAAAACGCTCTGATTATGGGCGTTCCTTTGCCTAAAGTGATAAAAAACGCAATTGATATTCTTTCCGAGAAAGAGGATGAGAGCAATGAGTGAAGTCTTTGGAATTGATGTCAGCCATTATCAGCTTGATATCGACTGGAAACAGGTCGCGGATTCCGGCAAAAAGTTCGCTATCATGAAATGCATGTATGAGGCACAGTCTCACAGGATTGATGAGTATTTTGAAAATAACTATCGCAAATGT